GGTGGTGTCATGGCGCTGATCGGGATCTACCTGTCGTACAAACACAAGCAAGCCATGCTGAAGGGTCACTGATGTCGCTCACCTCGCAACTGCTCAAGAACCAGATCACCGTTGAGGACTTCGCCGTGAAGGCTGCGGCTGACGTGTACAAGGCCGTGCAATGGTTCCAGGTGATCCCCGGTGTGATCTCGGTGGAAACGTGGCTGCTGAACAAGCTGGAAGCCTACATTGCGGCATCTGCCGGCGGGCTGTTCGCGGTCAACGTGATTGATCTCCTCAAGACCGAGCTTGCCAAGCTCACGGCACCGCACAATCCCTGATGGGCACTCCGCCTCTCAACCTTGAGGCCGCTCGCGAAACCATGGAGCGGGTGGAGGTTGAGTTGCGGGCGGGATACCGACCCCGTGGCATGACGGGATCGGGCATGGGCGCCATAGCTGCGGCTGCTCAAAAGGCGGTCGCAGATGGGTTTGTGAAGACCACGAGCTCCTTTGAGGCACGGATCACCCGTTGCGCGACTATGGGTCTGGAGCCTGATTGGACGCTCTACCGTCCGCAGCGATACCAGCAGCCTGTGCCGCGACAAGTCATCACCCCAGCTGCACAGCCAGTGATATCAACGCCGGGACATGGATCCCGGCTTCTTGTTATTGGCGATCTCCATCAGAACCCCGGACAACCTCACAGGCTGGAAGTGCTTACGTGGATTGCCCGGTATGCCTCAAAGGAAAGGTTTGAGCGCATCATCCAAGTGGGGGATTGGTCGAGCTGGGACAGTGTCTCGGCGCATGACCGCAACGACACCATGGCTGGCCGGCACAAGCCCAGCATCCGCCAGGACATGGAGAACCTCAAGCAGAGCCTGCAAGCCTGGAGGGCGGGGATCGCTTCGGGATATCGCCCCAAGCAGGACATCCTCCTAGGCAACCACGAATACCGCCTGGAAAGATGGTGCAACGCCAACCCTGAGACAGCGGAGAGTTTCACCGTTCAGCGGGATGAACTCTTCACGCAGTTCGGCTGGCGTGTCCGGCCCTATGGGGAGTTGTTCTACGTCAATGGGGTGGGGTTCGTGCATCACCCCGTCAATGGCGCTGGCCGGGCTTACGGAGGCGCTACAGGCCCCCAGCGGGCAGCCAATCACACGACATGTCCGATTGTGTCAGGCCACACCCACCGCCGCCAGGTGCATGATGCTCCCAAGATCGGGCCTACGGATAGCATCAGCATGGTTGAGGTGGGCTGCGGAATGCCTTGGGGCGAGATTGAATCCTACGCCCAGCACTCAAGCACCGGCTGGTGGTGGGGTGTGGTGGACATGACGGTGGTGGATGGAACCATCACCGACGTTGCGTTTGTTTCGATGCTGCGGCTTGAGACAGAAAATAGCAGCCGCGCTTAGATGCCTTTGGGCATCCTTCCCACCAGTACCAGCATGTGCCGGGTCCTGCGTTCGGATCTCGCGAGCATGCGCTTTTAGAAAGCGAACTTTGTTCGGGGAACAGGTTTGGCTGGATCATGGCATGGCTTCAGAAACAAGCCGCTCAGTCAGAGGCGAATAGGAACGAATTTTAGCAATTGCCGCATCCCTTTTAGCTAACTCGGCGGTTAGCCGATCTATCGTGGCATGGAGCGTTTCCACTTCATTTTGAAGCTGGGTAACCGCTCGGCCCATGGCAAGCGTCAATTCCATTTCGGGTACTTTACGGCTCACGGCTCACCTCCAAGGGCGGCGAGGATTGCTTTTTTGAGTACGTCCCCAATGTCCGCCACAAGGTCGCCGTCACTCCAATAAGCCGCCGCTGCGCTATCCAGTGCCTCCTCCGTTGTCACATGCTCACGGATCGCGGCGAGGATGGCGTCGGCTAATGCCTTGGTCTGTGGGATCGTCGTGGCCGTTCCCATTTCCTCAATTTCCGCGATGATCTTCTCTCTAAGCGTCATGGCTCTTATCCTCCGCAGCGTGGAAGCGGGGCGACGTGGTTCCGTGCTTCAAGATATTTTCACAGTGCTGCTTGAGCACGGTGGCGGCGCGGTTGATGTGCATACGGTTTAGCTTTTCGCCCTTCACGTATTCCGCGTGGTAGCCAAGCTGAGTCAAAACCATAGCTTCCCGCCCCTCCCGTTCAGCAAGCTGGGCCAAGGCGCACTCGTAATGTGCTGGACCCCATGTGTGGCATCCCGGCCCATGGGTTCCGATCCGACCGGCGCGGTGTTGCTCGTACTTCAGGCAGCGTTCGGCATCCGCAAGCTGGGCAGTCAGGCGGTCTACCTCGGCAAATAGGGTGGCGAGGTCTTCAAAGGCTTCCTCTTGTCCGTCGTAGTCCAGCCCGCGCAATGCAGCCCATTGCTCTCGCGTTCGATTAAGTTTCATTGCTACCTCCAAGGGCGCGGAGGGCGGCTGCCGCAGCGGTTGCACAAGTCACGCTCTCGTACCCGCCATCGTCTCCGGCCCATTCCAAACATTCCGCCGCAATGTCCAGCGCTTTCCGCAGCCGTTCGTTCTCACGGATCAGCGCAAGGCAGTCCTCGGCAAGGGGTCGGCTGTCAGCGCGGACCGTCATGGCCGCAAGCTGCTCAATGGTGTGGTTCAGCTTCACGGCTCACCCCCAAGGGCGCGGCGGGCGGCGTTGACCCACACTCCAACGTCAAAGTGCATGTCGCCGCCTTCGACATAGCGCCACTGCTGCATGTCGGGCGATGTCAGGATTTCGACGCCGCGTTCCAGCGCCTCCCGTAATTTGTTGTAAGAATTTTCAAGGTCGGAGCGGCTTAACGTCACCATGTCGATTTCGGCACAGGTGCGGGTGTTCCAGCGCGAAATGGCTTTGCTGGGATGTCCGTGCGGGCCTTCAGCCAAACAATCGCAACACACCACTATGGTGTAAGCGCCATGTCCGTTGGTGGATAAGTCATGACTGCCGCAGAATGGGCACGGCTTGCAGGCATTGAGATCAACAGTCACGATCAAAGTCCTCCCATTCTTGGGCCTCTGAAACATCGTCTTCCTGATCGGGAATATTTCGCATGTCAGATGCGTTTAAATCCCCAGATGTTCCCGAGCGGTAATTTGTCCGAAGTGCGCGGTTTTCTTCGGACAGCCTCGCGTTCTCAGCCTCTGCTGCGCGGAGGGCGGTGATGAGGTCGCGCGTCACTCTTGCAAACCGCCATTGATCGCCGTCCACCATCGTCTGGCGACAGTCCTCAGCCTCAGATATCAGGTCAGCATCGCTCACGGCTCACCTCCAAGGGCGGCGAGGATGGATGCTTGCAAGCAGGCCCTGCCGTCCCAAACAGGTGCAGAGGTGTAGTAGCCTTCGTAAGTCCGACCGGCCCGCTCCACCGCCTCGGGGCTGGTCATGTGCTCACGGATCGCGGCGAGGATGGCGTCGGCAGGCTCTGACACGTTCCAGAGCAACGGGTCGCCATTGCGGTCATGGAATTGCGCTCCAACGGTATCGGTCAGAACTAGCAACAGTCGTTCTCTAAGCGTCATGGCTCTTATCTTCCGTGCGGTCGAATGGGTTGCGCCGGGGGCACAGGGGCGCCCGACAGGTCTTCTCGCTGGTCGGCGGGCAGATGCAGCCCATGGGCTTCTCAGCGGCCCCGGCCTCACGCGCCCGGCGGCAACCGTTCTTGAGGCAGTCGGCATCGCAACAAGCGCAGATGATCTCGCTCATCCCTCACCCTCCGCAGCGTGGAAGCGGGCTAGGGCGTTGTTGACCTTGGCGTCGTGGAATTGATCCAGCCTTGCGCCCCTCACCACTTCCAATGCCTCGGCCATCTGCCGCGCGATCCCCTCCCGTTCAGCAAGCTGGGCAGTCAGGCGGTCTACCTCGGCGAACAGGGTGGCGAGGTCAGTCGTCCACATCGGCACGCATCCAGTCTCGCGCTTGAAATCGCCTTCGATCTCGGCCCATTCCTGTCGCGTTCGATTAAGTTTCATGTCCGATCCTTCCCGACGGCGTATCCGACGATTAGGCCAAGCCCGAAGATGGCGAGCGCGCCCCACACGGCGTAGATGACTTCTTCATGCATCGGGGCTACCTCCAAGGGCGCGGCGGGCGATTTCTTCATGAAGAAGGTTCCAAGCACCGGTAAGTGCTCGCGCGATGTTGGCGCTGTTGGGGCTCATGCCGGTGTGGCAGACCACTGTCCCCGTGCCTTCGACATAAAGCCCGTGCATGGGTTGCGGGCCGTTTAAGCCGAAGTGTTGCTCGGTCAGCTTGACGCTTTTCGCCATGCATTCGGCGTGGCCTTCGCCGTCCATTGCATCGGTTGCGCCCCACTCGGCGCGCCCGACCTTAAGAACGACCTCCGCAATTTCCGGCGGTATGTTCCACGGGATTTCGTTTTCCCGCAGCGCCTTCTCCCTAGCCTCTGCTGCGCGGAGGGCGGTGATGAGAGTCGCAACGTGTCGCCGCGCTTCTGATGTCGCAACGGCGGGCGATGTGAAATACGCCTCAGCCTCAGCTATCAGGTCAGCGCTCTGGCTAGGGGCGGTGTCGGGGGTGCGGGTGTTCCATGCGGTGATGGCTGCGGCTTCCGTGTCCCTGTCACCCGGACAGGCTCCGCAATTTTTGCACAAAACCCAATGCGCTTTAGGTAGCATAACGCGGTTGCACTTAAGCGCCTCGCCGCCGCAAAACGGGCACGGCTTCAGGTCTGTGTGGGTCATGTGCTGACATCCTCTCCGTAGCCGTAGCCGGAGCCGAAGCCGTCGCCGTAGCCGGAGCCGAAGCCGTAGCCGAAGCCGTCGCCGTAGCCGTAGCCGGAGCCGAAGCCGGAGCCGTAGCCGAAGCCGTCGCCGTAGCCGGAGCCGAAGCCGTCGCCGGAGCCGTAGCCGAAGCCGTCGCCGTAGCCGGAGCCGTAGCCGGAGGGTTGCTCGCCGAAAAGCATCGCAGCCATATCAGCGCCCCTGCGTTTTTGCTGAGGCCCAAGCCTTCACGGCTTTGTCGTCCACTGACATGATGGCAGTCACGCCCTCCAGCGTGATCGACGGAACAACGGCAGAGATTTTGCAATCCTTCGTCGGCCCGACTTCAGCCAGCCCAAACACGCCCCCAACATCTTCCGACCAGTACAGGCACATGCGGGCAGAGGTCAGGACGATAGGGCGAGCATTGGTGTCGGTCGTGTACCCGAACACCACACCGCGCTTGTCCGTGCAGACAATAACGGGAATGGGGTCGTGCGCCGTTGCGGTGCAAGTCGGCTCACTTTTGATGCCGTTGATTAATGCCGCAATTTGCTTGGCTTGGCCGATAGTGATTTTGTCAAAGTTCATTGGAATGTTCCTTTCTGGTTGTGATGTGTGGGTCATGACGCTCTCCTCGTTTTTCTGCTTCGCAAGTGTCGGATAGCTCCGCTCTGTCATACGCACCCCAAAGATAGATGGGACCAAAACATGCGAGCGTTGCGGTAAAGCCAAACAGGGCACCGACCCACCCAAATTTTGCTCCGCCAACGCCACCAAGCGCACAAAACAAAAATAATGTCTCGGTGCCGGGGTGGGGACCTACGTGCGGCAAGTTTCCGCAGCCACGGATGATTTTGTTGATCAGGGTCATGACGCCCTTCTCATCAAAGTCGTCGATGACCGCGTGTTGCTGTTCGACATATTCCACCAGGCGATCGGGATACGCGTCTGCATAGGCCAGCACCCATTCCGGCGGCATGGGTTCATCAGTGACTCCACCGTCTGGGGTGTTCATTTTTCACCTTTCACAAGGCTGATGACCAGGTAGGCCACAACAAAGGAGAGCGCCACGGTGATCAGGAACGTCACAGCCAAAGCACCAGTGCAGTGACAATCACCAAGCCCAGCACCGCGCCTTCGATGGCGATGCGGACCAGCTGGCCGACTGTCATGTTGTCGAACATGTTCGGGTTCTTGTGCGGTGGTGTGTAATTCCACATAACGTGTCTCCTCTGTTGTGTTAAATTATCGAGAAAAAGTTAACCGATCCCTAAAACGGAATCTCGTCGTCCAGTTTGTTGGTCGGAACTTTCTTGACGAAAGCGGGCTTGATAGACCCGGCCAGCATGGTTCCAGACTTCTCCCAGAAGCTGACTTCCCACTTGATGCCGTCTTGGTCGGTGTAAGTTCCCCGCCAATCGGGGGCCTTGGGGTTGGTCTTGGTCTTCTCCTTGAACACGGAGATGTCGCCGGGGCGTTGTTCGTAAGCCATCAGTTCCTCGCAAAAGCTCGTTCGTTAGATTGCAGGGTTCTCCAGGCTTCGAAGGTGGCACTGGCTGCGTCCCTCCGATCCTTGGCGGTAAAGTACGTCTCGGCGTTGAGTCGGTATAATGTCAACGCTTCCTGATACGCTTCAGATCGAAGAGCATCCCGCTCTCTACCTGCTTCGGTGGTTGCGTTTGACTGGCCGGCGGCTTGAGCGAGAACGACCTTGAGGTGCTTTTCAGACCATTCGTAAGCCGCTCTTGCCCGTGCCGCGTCAGGGGACTGGAGGATGGCGAGACAGTGCCTGACGGTTTTATCGTCCACACTGAACTCGGCCATAGTCTGGTTGCCTCCGCTATTCATGCCTCGGCCAAGCGGTCCAAGATCTCGTTGCGGCGCTTCTCCACCTCATTGGCAGCAGCGTCGGGCCACGCCTGGGGCATCTGACCCCAGAACCGTTCCATCTTGGCCCACCACGTGTCCAGCTCCTGTTCGGTGTCGCATCCGTTGATGGCCGCCATGATGCGATCCCAGTCGCCGTCCTTCTTGGCCTGTGCGCTGGACTTCTTGGCAGCAGGAGCTGGGCCAGATGCCGCGTTGCCGTCATCATCCTCCGGTGCGGCGCCGGTCATAGCCAGCAGGCTATAGCGCCTGGCGTAGGTGGTGGCGGAACCGATCCCTTGAGGATCCCGCTTGCTGACAGGCATACGCATGACGTGAGTGAGGCTATCGCCAGACACGTGCATTAGCACCGTGGTAAGGATCAGTTGCTCACCGTCAAAGTCCGGCATCTGAAGGACGGAGATCCCCGCATCGTTGAGCGCCGGGATGGTCGCCTCCACAACCGCCGCCAGATCGGCGTACTTGGACCGGAACGCAGGGTTAGTGGCCTGCTTGTAGACCGGATAGGTAGCCTTCTGAGCGGCGACAAGCGCCTTTGCAAATTCGGGAGTCATGAGCACTTTTTCCAATTGATGGCAGCGGTCAGCGCTGCGTTGAGTTCATCGCGAAGGACAAGAATGCGGGCGGCGTTGAGCTTGTCGTTAGCCTGGAACGCAGCGCGGCATTCATCGGCCCACAAGTCATCCAGAAACTCAGCCTGCCAAGCCTGCAAGCGAGCGCCGTTCCACATTACGTCACCACCACTGTGCCAGATCATCACAGCCCCCGCCCAGCTTGACCGGCCAGCAATGCGCTTTCGCGGCGGCGGTCCATCTCGTAGTCGTAGGCGTCGCTGGCGTTAGCGTCGGCTTCAGCAGCCCAGGCTTCAAGATCGCAGTGCTCGAGGATGTTGGCGAACAATTGCTGGATGTCCTTGGAGCGAAGATCCACACCCTTGAGCAGGGTGGTGGACACCCACGACACCTTGCCGTCCTTGGACACCGTTTTGATCTGCCCAAGATCGACGACCTCGTGGTCAAGGTAGCCACCGGGGCAACCGACGCTGGGGTCTGGCGCGTCGTACGTGCCGGTGATGCCGATCTCAATTTCAAAGCTGCATGTTGCGTAAACGGACATGTGTGTCTCCCTTGCTGTTGATGTGTTGTCGCACACCGTGACGCACGTTGCAACAGGAAAGTTGCAATTCGCAACACATCATGCGACATAGCAGCATGAACGAAACGCCAAAACAAATTTACGATCGGTTGCGCGGAATGGGCTTAGGTCATTCCTACGCCCACCAGTTGGCCAACAAGAAGCGTACGCCTAGCTTACAGCTTGCCTTTCAGATCGCTGACGCAGCCAAAATACCGCTCGAGCATTGGAGACCCAGTGACCATTAAGGCAAAGTCCAAGGGCTCACGCGGTGAAACAGAGCTGCTCAAGCTCCTTGAGCGTGTGCCTGGCGTGACGGTGCGTAAACAGCCGGCCTCCGGGGCATTCGGAACCCGCATCGGATCCGCCGGCCTCCAAGGCGACCTTCGCATGGTGTTTGGGGATCAGACTTTCCGTGTGGAAGTGAAACGCCGGAAGCTGCCGCCCATGACGCTTGAGGGTTGGCTGGCGGGTGTAGAAATTCTGGCCATCAGGGCCGATCACGGTGACTGGCGTTTCTACCTCGAGGAAGACACGTTCCTGCATCTCTTGAGCTTGGCGGCAGAAAAATGAAAACTCTCGGTCAGCTTGGCAAATTCGAATGTCACTGGCCGGTGTTACACACTGATGAGCATTTATTCTGCGCTGAACCTACCGGGGGGAAAATATATTGCCCGTATCACATGACCCGAGCATTCGTGCAAACGACCTGGCAGGGCGGGATGAAGGACCTGGAGCACCGCAGGATTCGGCGGTGGTCCTGAGAGAAAAACTAATAGACGAAGCTGTCCGTCGGGCCATCTACAGCCGCCACGAGATCAAGCTGAAACAGACCGCCAGGGCGTGGGCCATGTCCGGTTATGTGACGCTTGAGGTGCAGGTGCTATGCGCCCGAGTGAGGTGGCACTGGCGGAACGTGGTAGGAGCCTAGCAGCTCTTCGCCTTCTTCATGTCCTTTTTCGAAGGCTTGGCACCCTTCATAGCCTTCATCTCAGAAGCCTTCATGAGCGGCGTCTGCTTCGAGCCTTTAGCTTTCATGGGCTTTTTCATGGCTTGCCTCTCTGGGAGAATTGGAAGATGTTAGGGCGAAGGGGCCGAGTTTGCCGCTCGACCCCTTCTGAAACAAACCGCCATGGACCGGCGATTGCTAAAAGCCTTCAGATGATAGGCGAAGAGCGTTTGCTGGACAACCTTAAAGGTGTCCGATGTCATCCCCACCATTCATGCCGCTCTACGTTGGGGACTATCTAGCCGACACAACCCACCTGACCACGACGGAGCACGGGGCTTACCTGATGCTGCTGTTTTGCATGTGGCGATCTGGTGGAAGCCTGCCCGCCAATCCCGCTAAGCTGGCCAAATTATGCAAGCTCACCAGGGCGCAATGGGACCGCATGAGCGAGACCCTGCTAGCGTTCTTCGACATTGAAAACGGTGAAATGACGCAACGCCGTCTGACCCGTGAACTGACGAGACATACCGAAGCTGTCAGACAGCGAAGGGTGGCAGCGTCAAACGGCGGGCATGCTAAGGCATTGAAAAACAAAGAAGCAGCTTTAGCTACCGGCAGCTTCCCGCTCTGCCAACCAGAACCAGAACTCATAAAGAAGAAAGAAGAGAGAGGGCCTCGAAAGTCTCGGCGCTGCCCTCCCAATTTCGAATTTGACGATTCCGTTTTCGATACCGGCGAGAAAGCTGGACTGACGGCTGACCAGATTGAACAGGAACTGACCAAGCTTGAGGACTACGAATTTAAGACCGCCAGATCCGACTGGAACGCCGTTGCCAGGAACTGGCTCCGATCCGCCAAGCCAACCAAACCGAAAGGACCACAAATTGACTACGCAGCAATGGAACGCCGACACCAACAATGGAAACGCCAACAGGCGGAAGCGGAAAGCATTGCCTCTGATGGAGGATGGGGAGAGGTCCCAATTTGACGGACCCGCGCACGTTCGAGCCAAGTTTGTGGAGCTCCATGGCGAGGAATTTGCGTACAGCTACCTGTCAGGCGCAACTTGGCGGTATGACAACATGACGCTCACACCGCGCACCATGATCGCCTACGAGCGCATTCGTGACCAGGCGATGGGAATTGTTCGGGAGTTAGGCATCCAGCTCGCCGAGCCAACCAAGAAGGCTGCCGTGGTGGCTTACGAAAGCATGAGCCTGTTCGACAAGGCGCGGATCCAGAAGATGCTGGCGGATGAGCATGAGACGGCAGCCATCCAGATGCTGGTGAAGGAGACCGGCACTCGGGACATCACCCAGATGCCGCCGGCTGGGAAAGATTTGATGGAAAAGGCCCGCCTCCGCAGGCTAAAGGCACGGGAACTTATGGGGCTGAGATCATGACCGACGCTGAGAAACAGAATTGGTATCGCTTCGCCAGGGCAGTCTGGCGACGCTACATGGGTTTACCGGAGGCCGGGATCTACCGCTCCAAGGTTAGGCCGCGGGGACTGGGTGAAACCAACAGGGCAGCGGAGGCAGACGATGCACTCGATCTGGCAAGGTAACGTGGAACCCACCATACAGCAGCGCCACCAGTTGGCCAAGAAAGCTATTCGGGAGGTCGCGGAAGCCCACACGGTCAGCCTAGAGCGGATGATGTCTTACGATTCGCATGAGGACATCTCGGCTATTCGCCGGGAGGCAATGTGGAAGGCTAGGAAGCTGTCGGGGCTGTCGTATCCCTTGCTTGGCAAGCTGTTTGGTGGGCGGGTCCACACCACAATCCTGCATGGGGTGCGTGCCTATGAAGAGAGGCAACGCCGTGATAAAGTGCGCAAAATCGATTTAAGGGTCTGACGATGGCGACGATTGACCAATTCAACAACCTGACCAATGTTATGACCACGGTTGGGGAGAAGAACAGCCTCGTCACCCAGTTCCCGCAGCGGATCCGAGACAACACCGGTCGCCTAAAGGTCACCACGCACAACAACGTGTACGAAGCCGACTTCGAGTACGGCGCCCAGCCGATGCGCTGGGAAAACTACATTGTTGGCGGTGCCACCATCACGCCAACCTCTAACATTGGTGGCGTTCAGCTCGCCGTGACCACTGCCGCCGGTGACGTGGCGATCCGTCAGACCCGGCCATATCACCGCTACCAGCCCGGAAAGACCATGTACATGGCCACCGGGATCACGTTCGGTGGACCCGCAACGAACCACATTGAGCGGGTCGGGTTCCTCGACGACAACAACGGAATGTGTTTCCAGATCCAGTCGCCGACTGCCACAAACCCCAGCGGCATGTGCGTGATGTACCGCTCCGACATCAAAGGCGTGCCTTACGACACGGTCATCCCGCTGAACCAATGGCAGGACCCATACGGTGTGACTCAATCCCTTAACTGGACGCAAATCCAGATGCTGTGGATGGAATTTGCTTGGTACGGCGCGGGCCTCATGCGCTGGGGTGTGATCCTCAACGGTGAACCCTACACGCTCCATCAGATTGGCCAGGGCAACGGCGGTCAAAACATCCCGTGGGCGCGTACTGGGAACCTTCCCGTTCGGTACGAACTCCGCAATTCTGGTGCGGTTGCTTCCGCCCAGACACTCAATCACTGGGGTGTCTCGGTTATCGTTGAAGGCCAGCGGGACTTACAGCGCGGGTTCACCTATGGCTACGGCATGGCGGCAGGTACGCCAACTCGCTCGCCTGGATCCGCTGCGACCCGTTATCCGCTGCTGTCGCTTCGCTACCGCCCAATGGGGACGATGGAATATGGGGTTGATAGCAACTACTCCGGCGCTAACGGTACGCTGCCGGTCAACGGTGCAGCGATCACGTCCGCCAGCTCGACTGCAACCGCTTCGACCATTGTTTTGACTGGTACGCCGCTGACTCCTAATGTTTGGGTGGGCAAGTCAATCTTCTGCCGAGCTGCCACGGCATCCATCACCGGCATCACGATCACAAGCGGCGTCGCCACGGCCACCACGGCAGCCAATCCCAACTATCTGACGGTGGGCCGCTGGGTCATCATCGCGGGGGCAACTGCAACCGGCACCATCAACGGCCAGGTGCAGATTACTGGGGTGACCGCGTCGACGTTTACGTTCAACACGACCGCTTCGGGTACGGTCACTGGCACCATCACCTATCAAACCGGCCTGGGCACTGTTGGCCGCATCATTGCCAACACGCAGAACACGCTCACCGTGGTGGACAACGTCCAGGGCGGCCCGCTTCCCGTTCTGCCGGCCAGCTCGGGCAATTACATGCTGGGCATGATTGACCGTGGACAGATTCTCCCGCAGACCCTGCAAATCTATTCGTCGGCTAACTGTACGCTGGAACTCATCAGCTCGACGTACTCCTCGCCGGTTACGCTGACGGGTGCGAGCTTTGCGACCATGTACAGCCTCGGCAGCCTCAACAGCTTCGGTGAGCGGGACGTTAGCGCCACGGCACTGACTGGCGGAGAGGTGGTGTACAACGCGCCGCTGCCTTCCGGTGGTCTTCAGACCTACGACCTTTCCCAGTTCTTCCCGCTGTACAACAACGTTCAAGGCAACCAGCCTGACATCCTGACTGTGGCCATTACCACGCCGTCTGGTTTCGCTGGCAGTGTCGGTGCTTCGCTGATCGCTCAGGAAGCTATGAGCTAATTGCGGAAACGTCCTTAACGGTTTATTATCAACCAAAGATTAGCGCCCGCCGGGCAGGAGTTTACAAGATGGCCATCCTTCACGACGCCCCCGGCTCGACGAACCGCCACAGCGCGAAGCACGCTAAGGGTCTCTCCATCAAGACCCAGATGTCGTCGCCCCACAAAAACCACGTCGGCAGCGGCTCCCGTCCGACCAAGTCCATGCACCAGATCCAAACCACCAGCCCGCACCACCCCCGCATGCTGGACAGCCGCCATGTGCCTGGCGCTCTGGGCGTTTCCGGTTCCATGGGTCCGAAGCACCCGACGAAGCCGCACGGCGGCATGAAAATGAAGAGCAAGTGAGTCGGTAACTAACCGAATTAAATCCGATGGCCGTTAACCCCCGAAGCCTTGCCAACCTGAAGCGGACAGCCGGTCCAGGTAGGCCCAAAGGATCAAAGGACAAGGTGGACATCAGGGCGCTAGCCAGTGAGCATGCGGGTGACATCATCCGAGAGCTTGCTAGGCTGGCGCTCCAGTCGGAAACAGAGTCGGTTAGAGTGGCGGCGATCAAGGAACTACTAGACAGAGGGTATGGCAAGGCTCAGCAGTCTGTCGCAGTGGGTCAGGATCCGACGCTGATGCCGATGGGTGTGGTTGAACTTCCTCGAAAGGATTCGCCCCGAGATGTTTGACGAATTCAACACCGAAGGGCTGTATGATCCTGACCTGTCGGTTCTCAATGCCGCACTGGCAGTTCGCATGGCGCGAGGCGAGAACCAGGACGAGGCGATGATGCTTCTGGCGGAGATGTGGCAGCCAGAAGCCACAGTGCAGAACCTGATTTGATGCCGCTGAAAAAGGGCAAGTCCCGTAAGGCTATCAGTTCGAACATCAAGACCGAGCGCAAGGCCGGCAAGCCGTTGAAGCAGGCCATTGCCATTGCACTGAGCCAAGCCCGCAAAGGCAAATGATCCCGACCGTCTGGACACCGACCCCACGGCAGCATGAGTTCCTCGCAGCGCCAGAGGACGAGGTCCTGTATGGCGGCGCAGCTGGTGGCGGCAAGACTGATGCCCTCATCATGGATGCGCTTGGCTGGGATGCCTACACCAAAGCGGAGTATAGGGCGCTTATTCTCCGCAGGACCTACCCAGAGCTGAAGGAAGTGGTGGACCGCACCAGGGCGATCTACCCGGTAATCTGCCCCACTGCGCAGTTCAACTCGCAAGGCAGCGAATGGCGGTTTCCGTCTGGCGCTCGCATTGAGTTTGGCTACCTCGACCGAGACAGTGACGTGCAGCGCTACCAGTCCCGGCAGTTCCAGTGGATTGGCTGGGAGGAACTGGCGCAATGGTCATCGCCTCATGCCTACGAGTACATGATCTCCCGCCTACGTGCTCCTGATCGGCTCGACGTGCCGGTCTACGTCAGAGCTACGTGCAACCCCGATGGACCAGGAGCGAAGTGGATCGCTGATCGCTTCGGCATCGGGCCGGAGGGTGATGCGACATTCACCCGCACAACATACGGGGACAGAACATGGAGCCGACGGTTCATTCCGTCCCGCCTGCATGACAATCCCCACTTGACGAATAGCGGCTATCGCGAACGCCTGATGATGCTCCCCGACCAGACCCGCCGCGCCCTGCTGGATGGTAGGTGGGATGAGCCTATTGTTGGTGGTGCGATCTACACCGACCAGCTCCAGGCGGCTCGCAATGAAGGCCGGATCACACGCGTCCCTGTTGAGCCTACTGTGCGGGTGGATACGTGGTGGGACCTCGGCATGCGCGACGCCATGTGTATCTGGTTCACGCAGGACGTGGGCCGCGAAATCCGGGTGGTGGATTACTACGAGTGCACGGGCGAGGGCTTCCCGCACTATGCAGCAGTCCTGGACAAGAAAGGGTATCTGTATGGACGACACACGGCACCGGCGGACATTGCTGTTAGAGAGCTTGGCACTGGCCGTTCTCGGATCGAAGCGGCTAGAGACCTCGGCATTAAGTTTGAAACCGCGCCGTCGCTGGGGCTTGAGGACGGGATCCACGCAACCCGCATGCTCTTCCCCAAACTCTGGTTTGACGAGACGCGGTGCAAGGCTGGACTGGACGCGCTGTCTCATTATCGCCGGGATTATAATTCTCGACTTGGCGAGTATAAGTCTAGCCCTGTCCATGATTGGTCTTCTCACGGCGCTGATGCGCTAAGGACGCTGGGCGTGGCTCACAAGATTGCTAGGCCAAAGACCCCGCCGGCCTTGCGGGTCACCACCATGAGCGGCTCGCAAGGGTGGCTGGGTGCATAAGGAGTTTCGCTTCTGGTCGGTGGTGCTTGGCTGTCATGCGGTGAGGCTGTCCATGTTCGACCACGCAGGCCAGGAGTTCTTTATGGTGATCCCTATGCCTGAGGGCAGGACCTATCGCCAAAAGCGGGCGGAAGCGTTAGAATTGATTGAAGAGGCGATGCGCTTGGGCCTCGACCCTGGTGAGGTAGTCCCGTGGCCGAATTAAACAATCCCCGCAAAGCTCCCAACGACGGCAAGATCAAGATGCCGTCCGTCCAGGCGGGAATGAACAAGCGTGGCCCCATGATGGGCAAAGGCGACAAGAAGGCATACGACGACGACGAATGGGGCGACGACTGGAAGCCTTTGGGGACTGAGAAGCGCAAGGAGGAGGAAACCCATGATGAGGTTCTTGACCGCGCTCGCAAGCGTATGGAGCGTTGCATTCAGTCCGAAAGCGATAACCGTAAGGCTGCGCTTGAAGATCTGAAGTTCAAGCGGGGCGAACAGTGGCCGGCTGACGTGGCTGCCCAGCGCAACACCGACAAGCGCCCCTGTCTGACCATCAACAAGATGCAGACGTTTGTCCACCAGATCACCAACGACCAGCGCCAGAACCGCCCAGCCATTAACGTGTCCCCGGTGGGTGATCGTTCGGACCCTGACGCAGCGAAGGTCTATCGTGGCCTGATCCGCGCCATTGAACGCGAGAGCACGGCAGACATTGCTTATGACACGGCGTTTGAGTCGGCAGTGTCCAATGGGTTCGGGTATTTCCGCATCCGCACCGACTGGGAAGCACCGGACAGTTTCGACCAGGTGATCAAGATTGAGCGGATCCGCAACCCGTTCACCGTGTACCTTGACCCCGACCACCAGGAGCCTGATGGCGCGGACTGCAAGTATGCGTTCGTGACTGAGATGATCCCGATGGACGAGTTCAAGGCTCAGTATCCTGACGCGGACACCGAAGCCTATGACCAGGGTGGGATCGGCGACAAGTACAAGGAATGGTCCAGCAAGGACGGCATTCGGATTGCGGAGTACTTCGAAACCAAGATCGACATGGAGAACCTGGTCAAGCTCTCCAACGGCTACGTAGGCTGGAAGGATGATCTGGCCCAACGGACCAAGGACATGATCAAATCCGGTGCGCTGGAGATCGTGGACGAGCGTAAGTCCGAGAAGCGCAAGATCAAATGGTACAAGATCACCGCCACCGAAGTGCTAGAGGAGTCTGAATGGCTCGGCCTGTGGATACCTATCATCCCCGTCATCGGCGAAGAGATCGATATCGAGGGCAAAGTATTCTACAGCGGCGTCATTCGAAACGCCAAAGACCCCCAGCGGATGTACAATTACTGGAAGACAAGCGAGACCGAGTTGATCGCTCTGGCTCCGAAGGCTCCATGGATTGTGGAAGAGGGCCAGATCGAAGGCTACGAGGAACAGTGGCGCTCGGCCAACGTGAGGAACTACCCTTACCTGCCGTACCGAGGTGTGTCGCTGGGTGGGACCCTCGCCCCACCGCCGCAACGTCAGCAGTTTGCGGGCGTTCCTGCGGGTGTTGTCCAGGCTGCACAAGGCGCGGCTCAGGACATGATGGCCACGACCGGGATCAGGTTTGATGCCTCTCCTAACGAAAGGATGATGGATGAATCTGGCCGGGCTATTCGAGAGCTTCGCCGTTCTGGCGACCTTGGCTCGTTCCACTACATGGACAACCTGGCACGTTCGCTGAAGCACTGCGGCCGGCAGCTCATCGACCTGATCCCGAAGATCTACGACACCAAGCGCCAGATCACCATTCTGCGGGAAGACGACAAGGAAGAGAAGGTGGTCATCGACCCCTCCGCCAATCTTCCTTACCAGGAACAACCCGGCCCGAACGGCAAGAAAATGAAGGTGTTCAACCCGACGATCGGCAAGTTCGGTGTGACGGTGGACATCGGCCCGTCCTATGCCTCCAAACGCATTGAGGCGAGCGAGAGCATGATGGATTTCGTCCGTGCCATGCCGCAGACCGCCCAGCTGGTCGCGGATCTCATCGCCAAGAACCAGGACTGGCCGGGTGCTGAAGAGATGGCAACCCGTCTGGCCAAGGCTGTCCCTGCCAACCTGATGGGCCAGGACATGAAGGACATCCCGCCGCAGGTGCAAGCCATCATCAACAACATGCAACAGGAGCTTAAGGCGGCACAAGCCCAGCTCCAGCAGGCCGCGTTCCAGCTTAACGACAAGCAGAAGGACCGCGACATCATGATGGCCAAGATCAATGCGGACTTCGAGGTCAAGCTGATGGCCATCATCCAGAAGGCCGAAGACAGCATGAACAAACAGGTCGGATCCAAGATCGAGGACCTGGCACAGAACGTAACGCAGCTCATGTCTGCGCTACCGAAACCGCAATCAAGCGGGCAACCAGAAGGAATGATGAATGCCGGATCAACTCGCAACGACGATGGAAGCAACCCCCAAGGCGGGGCCTCCACTGTCAGCGACCTCGGACTTCCCCCAGTTCAAGGCTAACCCGACTGGTCAAGTTGACGACAAGCCGGAAAAAGAGGATAAGGCAGATACTGCTGAGAAATCCGCAGGCGAAAGTCCAAAGGACGACAAGTCCGATGGCACACCGGCTTGGTTGAAGCGTGAGATTACTATTGAGCGCAACAAGAGGCGGGCGGCTGAAGAGAAGGCCACGCAACTCCAGCAGGACCTCTCTCGTGCTTTGGAAGCTATCAGCACCAAGGCCGAGGCGAAGAAGGTCGAGACGGACGATCCCCGCCCTGGGCGGCATCAGTTCGACGATCCTGATTCGTATGACGAGGCTCTGATCAACTGGTCCTCACGCCGAGCTGAACAGCTTGCGAGGGCAGAGGAGCGGCAGCGGGTTTCTCAGGAAAGCCAGAAGGCTCAGATGGAGCGCACACAGGCTCAATGGTCTGACCGTCGCGCAACGTTCATGGCTGACCACCCCGACTTCGAGGCGGTTGCCGAACGCGACGATCTCCAGATCAGTCTGCCGATGGCGCGGGCCATGCTTGAGTCAGAAGACGGTCCCGCTGTCGCGTACTATCTCGGGCAGAACCCCGAGACTGCGGCAAGGATTGCCAAACTGGACCCGATCCAGGCTGTTCGTGAAATTGGGAAGATCGAAGCCCGGTTGAGTGCTCAGTCTGAAGCACCGACGCCGAGCCGCAAGCCTGATCCAATCAAGCCTGTTGGTTCGCGTTCCAACGCCGGTCCCAAATCTCCCGACCAAGAAACCATGGAGGAGTACGCTGCACGGCGAGCCTCCGAAATCGCTGCCTCTCGTCGCCGTTAAGCCTCGGACATCCGGGGCGTCATAAGGAAGCCTCGGATGTCTAACAACGCTCTTCTTAATCCTAGCGTCATCACCAAGGAGACGCTGGTTATCCTCGAGAACAACCTGGTCGCCGCCGGTAAGGTGAACCGCCAGTTCGAGAACCAGTTCGTCAAGATCGGTTCCTCGGTCACGATCCGTAAGCCCAACCGCTTCCTTGTGTCCTCGGGTCCGGGCCTGTCCATCCAGGACATCAGCGAACCGTCCACCAGCATCACGATCTCCAACCAGAAGCACGTGGACTTCCAGTTCTCGTCTCAGGACCTGACGCTGACGGTGGAAGAGTTCTCCGAGCGGTACATCAAGCCGGCGGCTGCCGAACTTGCCAACCAGCTGGACTACGACGTTCTCCAGAACACCACCTCCCTCCAGAACTGGGTCGGCCCGCAGGGTGCTGGTACGGCTCCGAACAGCTTTGCCGCTCTGGCCGCCGTCGGTCAGCGGATGGACGAAGGCGCGGTTCCGCAAGACGGTCGCGTGCTGGTGCTGAACCCCGCCGCCTACTGGGCGCTCGCGAATGCGCTCATCGGCGTCTACGTAAAGTCGGTCGCTGAACCGGCCCTGAAGGGCTACCTGGCGAACATTGCCAACTTCGAGATCTACGAAGACCAGAACGTGGCCAACCTCACCAACGGTAACTATGCCGGTACGGGTGTGGTGAACGGTGCCAGCCAGACCGGCTCCAGCCTCGTCACCAACGGCTGGACGGCTTCGCGTACCAACTTCTTCCTCGGCGGTGAAGTCATCACCATTGCGGGCGTCTACGCGATCAACCCGAAGAGCCGCAAGTCCACCGGCGCCCTCCAGAACTTCCTGGTCACCGGCCCGGTCTCGTCGGACGCGAGCGGCAACGCCACGCTGCCGATCTACCCGGCCATCAGCACCACGGGTGCCTACCAGACCGTGTCGGTTTCGCCTGCGAACCTCGCCGGTGTGACGGTCATCTCCGGTTCGGCCAACGTGACCTACCCGCAAAACGTCGGCTTTGTGAAGGACTGCTTTGGTCTCGTCACCGTGCCGCTGGAGCTGCCGGAAGGCGTCGACTTCAAGGCTCGCGAAACCTACAAGGGTATCTCGATGCGGATCATCCGGGCTTACGACATCAATAACGATGTCTTCCCGGCTCGTATCGACATCCTTTACGGAACGACTACCTTCTACCCTGAATTGGGCGTGCGCCTGACCGGCTGATTGAGGCAAAGATGTTTGAACGGAAAAAGATGCCTAAAGGGTGGAAGTCGCCCTTCAAGGTGGATCTCTACCAGGTTGTCGTCGAACGGACTGAGGATGGCCGTGTCCTCCCGGTCGGCCCGATGGCAACCAAGGAAGTGCTTGGTCCGTTCAAGGACGCCATTGCTCAATCCATCAAGACCGGCATGGAAACACGCTGGTCCAACCCGCAGATGCTGCTCGTAAAGCCCTCGTAAGGAACCAGAACCATGCCCGTCGTCTCCGCCGCCTCCACTGCCACGAAGGGTCCGAAGCAACTTTCGGATCAGAATAGCCAAGGCACTGTCCTTGGTGCATCCTCCACCGACCTGATCGGTTTCTACGGTGCCAACCCCGGCATCGTGCAGCCTGCCTCGCAGGGCTCCCTGAAGGGCTATGTGGGTGTGGTGACCACCTACGCTGTGACGCTGACCCCGGTTTCTGTTGCCGCCAACACGGCTGCTGAACAGACCCTGACGGTCACGGGTCTTGCCACCGGCCAGCTGGTCGTGGTGACCAAGCCCACCACGCAGGCGGGTCTGGCTCTGTCCCCGTCGGCTCGCGTGTCGGCCACCAACACCCTGGCGGTGAACTTCGCCAACGACACGGCGGCTGCCATCACCCCGACTGCCGGTGAAACCTATCTGGTCACCGCCATCCCTTCCACCATGCTGCTGTCGGCTACGCTCACCCCGACGGCGGTGGGTCCGAACACGGCCATTGAACAGCAGTTCACCGTGTCGGGTCTGGCTGCTGGTTCGCCGGTCATCGTCAACAAGCCGACTTCTCAGGCTGGTCTGGCCATCCTTAATGCTCGCGCCGTGGCTGCCAACACGCTGGGCATTACGTTCCAGAACCTGACGGCTGCCACCATCACGCCGACCGCTGCCGAAAGCTACCTCGTGTATGCTTCCCCGGAGATCCAGGTTGCTCCGGTGCTGAAGACCGTTACCGCCACGCTGACTCCGGCTTCGGTTGCTGCCAACACCACGGCGGAACAGACCTTCACCGTGCCTGGCATCAACGCCAACATGCAGATCTACGTCAACAAGCCGACCTTCACCACGGGTCTCGGCATTGGTGGTTATCGCGTGTCGGCTGCCAACACGGTGGCGATCACCTACGTCAACAACACCTCGGCGGCGATTGTGCCTCCGTCGGAAACCTACACCATCGGCGTGTTCCCCGGTGCGGTGCCTGCGGCTGGTTCCTCCACCGCTTACACCTCCATGAACGGTGGACCCACCGCTGACCACGCGGCTCTGGTTTCGCTTGGCTTGGTGGCTGCGCCGTAATACTGTCTCGGGGTGTGTTCCTCCCCGACTGGATATCCACCGTGACCTACGTGATTTTCGCGACTCCCTCGTTAGATCACAAAGTCACGGTGGATTTTTTACGTTCAGCGTTAGCCACTGACGCGGCCTGCGAGCGGGCTGGGTTTACGCGAGGATGGGCGCAGCGTTGCGGCGATCCGTTCGTTGCCAAGGCTCGCAGCAAGATGGTTGCGGAGTTTCTTGACACGCCCAGCGCGACCGATCTGTTCTTTCTGGATGACGACCTCGGCTGGCCAGCGCATAAGGTCATCGAGTTTTTGGAGCGACCGGAGGATGTGATCTGTGGGGTATACCCCAAGAAGCAGGACACGCCCGACTGGCCGGTGTCCTTGGCGGCTCATGCAGACACCCGCAAGCTGGTGGAACGTGATGGCCTGATCATGGCAACGCACGTCCCTACAGGCTTCCTGCGTATCAAGCGCCATGTGCTGGAGGATCTCTACTACAAGGCTCCGGTGTTCCGTGACGTGGAGATTAATGGGGATCGCGTGAAATACCACGCCGTGTTCAACTCAGGCCCTGGCGCGGACGAATGGTGGTGGGGCGAGGACTACGCGTTCTCCAACGCACTCACCGCTGCTGGCTATGAGATGTGGGTTGATCCTGACATTGCCTTTAAGCACCGTGGGTCCAAGACGTGGACCGGCACACTGACCGACGGTGTTTCCACTTTCAGAGACCGGGCGAGGACTATTGATGGAACACAACGAGTATCCGAAGCACATGCATCACCCGCACAGCCAGCGGGGAAAGACGGAAAAGGTGGAAGAATACCTTTCCGACAAAAAGGCAAACTGGCAAGGCACGCCCGATAAATATCCGCCGGTCTTGGTGTATAATGTGGACCAGGAGGAGCAACACCGCGCCCAAGGATATTACACCATCGGATCGTCTTCGCCGGAAGCCTTCGCCCAAGCAGCGGCGATCCCTCCGGCACCGGACTACATCCCCGAGGAATATCCCAAGTGGGTCGGTGACAAGCTCGTTCACAGTGCCGAGGAAGAGCGTGAGCTGGCTCCGAAGCGCGGTAGGCAGAAAGAACCGTCATGACCGTAAACGCAGGCCAGCTGATCCTTGACGCACTCCAGAAGCTTGGGGTGTATGCCGCGACGGAAACTCTCAACAGTTCTGACGCGCAGCTTGGCCTGAACGTCCTCAACGACCTTATGGACTCATGGTCGAATGAGAACCTTGTCACGTATGCCAACCTGGAACAGTCCTTCACTTTGGTGCCAGGACAAGCTGTGTACACGTGTGGACCGGGGGGGACGGGCGTCAGTGTCCGCCCCCTTCGTATCCCTGAGGGACCAGGACGTGCGCGGATCCGCGACACCAACCTGAACGACTACGACATGGCGGTCATTACGCAGGATCAATGGAACCTGATCGGCCTCAAGACCAACAGCTCCAACATCCCCGACACGCTGTTCTATGACCCGCAATATCCGCTGGGCATCATCAATATCTTCCCAGTGCCGCAGCAGGCGTACACGCTGTTCTTTGACAGCTACCTCCAGCTCCAAGAGTTTCCCACACTCTCGACGAACATGTCGTTGCCGCTTGGGTACAAGCTCGCAATTACCACCAATCTTGCCCTTGAGCTTCAGCCCTACTTCACCGACGCGGAAGCCAACCCGCTCTTAGTGCGTTCCGCAGCCAAGGCGCTCGGCAACATCAAGCGGACCAACATGACGCCAATCAAGGCCGTGTTTGATCCCGAGATCGTTAGCCGCGCATCTCCGACCTACAATATTTTTAGGGACCGTAGCGGAGGAACCTGATGGGTGAAGTCATCTCGCCGTTTGGCAGAGTTCCTCCCGGCACAGCAGACGCTGACATCGTGGCGGATCTCGAACGCATTCTGGAAGAAGCCAAGCGTGGCGAGATCGTGGCCATCGCTTACGCCTACGCGGCTCCCAACAGAGACACGACGTTAGGCTGGTGTCATGGGGACAATGCGGGGACGCATGTCATGCTGGCGGCTCTGACGGGCTTGCAGGCAAGATATCTCAATCATTGGATGGAGGGTGAATGAAGACGCCCTTCCTCGGCACGGCTTACGTCTCTCGCTCGCGGGACCTATCGCTTGAGCAGTGCATCAACCTCTATCCCGAGATCGTAGAGACCAAGCAAGGCGCACAAGTCGGTGCGTTCTATGGCACACCGGGTCTGGATCTCCTCGCAACGGTGGGCAATGGCCCCATTCGTGGCATGCTGACTTTCAACGGCAACCTGTACGTGGTGTCGGGGACGGGCGTTTATATCGTCACCTCGAACTTCAACGTGTCCCTGCTTGGGAATATCGCCACGGGTTCCGGTCAGGTCTCCATGATCGCCAACGCAACCCAAGTGGCGCTGTTTGATGGCATTGGGGGATATAGCATCGTCAACGGTGCGCTTAACTCCATCACACTGCCGTTCAGCAATCCCGGCCTTGCGGTGTACCAGGACGGCTTTGGTGTGGTCAGCCAGAACGGCACGTCCAACCTGTGGCAATCGTCCATCAACGACCTGACCAGCTGGCCGGCGCTGAACTACGGCGTGGAGAACGGCAAGCTCTCAAACATCGTGGGCATTGGTGAGCTTCACCGGCAGATCTACGTGTTCAAAGAACGCGGGACGTTCGTGTGGGTGAATGCTGGTCTTTCACCGTTTGCCTTCCAGCGACTGGACGGTGTGTCGCTTGAGATCGGGTGCATTGCACAGGGTTCGATCTGCAATGTCGGTGACAACCTCCTGTGGCTCTCGCAGAACGACCAGGGCCAAGGCGTGGTGTATCTCGCCAATGGATATCAGCCGGAACGGGTCTCGACCCATGGCATGGAATACGCCACGGCTCAGTATCCGACGCTGACGGATGCCATCGCCTACGCCTACCAACAGGAAGGCCACTACTTCTACCAGATCACTTTCCCCTCGGGAAATGAGACCTGGGTGCTGGACCTGACTGCAACGAGGCAGTTGGGATATCCCGCTTGGCACAAGCGGCTTGCGTTCAGCAACGGCAACTTTTCCCGGCACCAGACGGCCACCTGTCAGTTCTTTGCGGGCAAGGTTGTGGTGGGGGATTACAACGCTGGCAAGCTGTATGCGTATGACCTGAACACCTACACTGACGCCGGTCAGCAGAGGAAATGGCTGCGGAGCTGGCGGGCGCTTCCCCAGACCACGGCCAATGCCTTCCGCATCTCTTGGCTTGAGATACAGGCTGACACCGGGAACTATTCCACCGTTGCCAATCCGCAGATGATGCTGCGCCAGAGTTTTGACTCTTCCAGCTTCACGTCAGAGTTCTTTCAGCCTGTGGGTTTGATCGGTCAGACCGCGCAACGGATCAAGTTCAACCGGCTCGGGATTGAGCGCCGGGGATTGGCTCAAGATCGGATCTTCGAGCTATCGTCCACCGATCCCTACAAGGTGGCTCTGCTGTCTGCGGAGATTGGCTAATGGTCGTCAAGGTTTCCCCCGTCGCGCCTAGCCCATGGGTTCAGCCCAATGGTCAGCCGGTGCCGGCCTACTATCAATACAACGTCACGCTCGCCAATGCGGTGAGCAATTTGCAGAAGTCCTGTTCTGCTATCACCCCGCTGCCGGCCAGCCCCACCACCACGCAGATTGTCACTGCGGTCAACGCCATCATTGCGGCGCTGACGGGTCCATGAGCACACCGTTCTTCATCACCGGCCTGCCCAGATCTCGGACGGCTTGGTTCTCTGTTGCGACCTCCACACCGGAGAGTGTGTGCCATCATGAACCCACCGCCTGGCTAAGTGATTGGCCCGAGCTGGTGCGGCTGTGGACCGAGAGCAAGTTTCGGTATGTGGGCATCTCGGATTCCGGTCTGGGAATGCTGCTGCCTTCGATCTTGGATGAACTCCGCCCGAGGACATTGATTATCCGCCGGTCGGTGGATCAGGTGGAGACAAGCCTCAATCAGTTTGGGATCTCCAGCCCACGCTTGCGTCGTCGTTTGGAGGCTCTCCAAGACATGCTGCGGATCTACGACGACCACCCATTGGTCAGGGTAATCCCGTATGAGGAATTGGACTATTGGACAATCTCGGATGCCATTGACTGGCTGACACCGGGAACGTCCCAGCCGATGCTGCATCAACTTATGCATCTGAACATCCAGAGCGATCTGGGTTATAACGTCGAGATGGCGCACGGTGTTAATGAATGGTGGGTGCCTGACGAATTGAAGGAATAGACCATGCCTTTTTTTGCCGCTGCCGCTCTGATGGCCACCGCCACAGTTGGAAGTTCACTGATTGCGTCAGGCGCAGCGTCGGATGCTGCATCGCAACAGGCGGCATCCGCACAACAGGCCAACCAGCTTCAGGCGCAAGCGCTGGCTCAACAGCAAGCCAACCTCGCGCCGTATCAACAGGCTGGCCTGCCCGCCATCACCGCACTGCAACAGGGCTTAGGCCTGATGCCGGGTTCTACGGGTGCAATTGGTCAGGGCGCGCTGAACACCCCGTTCAGCCAACAGCAATTCCAAGCCTCGCCCGCTTACCAGTTTGAACTGCAACAAGGTCTGCAATCCGCACAGAATGCAGCCTCCCGCACGGGCGGTCTTGGCGGCAACCAATTGCTTGCGCTGCAACAACAGGGTCAGGGTCTGGCCCAGATGGATTACCAACAGCAGTTGCAAAACTACCAAGCCCAACAACAACAGCAATATAACCAGCTGATGGGTTTGACGGGCATTGGTCAGGCGGCGGCTGCTGGAGTGGGCGCTGCCCAACAACAATACGCAACGCAAGCCGGTCAAAACCTGATGGGCGCGGCTAACGTGCAAGGTGCTGCTGGCATTGCCGGAGCAAACGCCTTGACCGGCGCCTTAAGCGGCGGGGCCAGTTCATTGTCCAACGCCTATCTGATGCAGCAGCTTTACGGCGGCAACCCGATTGTGTCGCCCAATTATGTTATGACCGGCGCTCCTCTGGCTTCCAGCCCGCTGGACTTCACTTATACGGGACCGTAACCAATGGCGCTCGACACCTCAATCTACGGCATGTTGAACACGCAGTTCCCGCAATTCGATCCGTCGAATGCAATGAACCAAGCGAACATGCTGCAAAAGCTTAAAGCCCAGCAGATGGAAATGCAGGCGGCGCAAGCTGCTTCGCAGAAGGCCAATGCCATTCAGGACGTCTTGGCTCAATCAAGTTATGAGCCGGGTCAAAAGGTCGATGCAAACACGCTCGCCAAGATCCGAGGCTTGGACTTCAATGCGTATTCTGCGTTGGTCAAAGGCAACCTAGAGCAAGACAAATTGACGGCCGAGACCACTAAGCTTCAAGCCGAAACGGATGCCAAAGAATCCGAGCGGATGATGAAGTTTGAGGAAGCCCAGCACGACGCTGCCGGCCGAGCCATGGAAGCTTATACCAGCACCAAAGGTTCTGTTGGTGAGAAGCAAGCAGCCGCGCAGAAGGTCTGGGATCAGGACTTTGCCGACCTCAGTGAGATCGCGCCCAAGGGCCACAAGATGCCTCGCCAGTTCGATCCTGGCACGTTCTCCGTGGCGTCCAAGGATTATCTTGACCGGCAGGAAAAGCGGCGGGAACAAACCTTTAAGGAAGGCATTGAGACGAAACGGGTCGGCATTGAGGGCGCTCGCCTCCAGTTTGAACGTCAGAAGGAGGCGGAATCCGGTTGGACGGTTATGAACGACCCGACCACCGGCGCCACGATCCGATACAACGCCAGAACGGGTAAGGCGTCCACGCTTGATGGAACCCCGATCAAAGCGCCAGAATCTGTTGAAAAGCAGACCGGACGCGCACCGACATACGCCCAGATGGCGGCTGGTGCGTTCAGGCGAGAGTTCAAAGCCAAGAACGGACGCGAACCTACATCCGCTGAGATCCTGGCCGATCAAGCATCAGGCAAGGGCATGGCACGGACCGCCACGCTGAAAAGCCAGATGGACTACTACAGCAACGAGACCAAAGGCCTGATTCCGCAATATGTGGATCGGGTGTCGGCTCTCAACTTGCCGCAAGTGAAGATGTTTCGTGACGCACTTCTGGCCGGCAAGACGCAAGTCAGCGACCCTGCCGTCAGCAAAGCCCTGCTGGCGGCAAATGCTGTCGCGGGTGCTTACGCCCGGTCTCTTGCACCGACGGGTGCGGGTGACGCTGAGACACGCAAGCATGCCAGAGATCTGCTCGGCATCACCAGCCCTGCCGACGCCAGGGCGAAGGGCGAGCAACTCTTGTCGGAGATTTCCGCGATTAAGGCGTCCGCCAAGGAATCCGCTGCTGAAGAGATGCCGCCGGATGGCACTGCGCCTGCCGCGCCAGCTGGCGTGACCGAATACGTTTGGAATCCGGCAACCAAAAAAACTGAGAAGGTGCAACGCTAATGCCTATTCGTGTCAGAGCACCAGACGGCGCATTCATTACGTTTCCCGACGGGACGCCGGATTCGGATATTGCGATTGCAATGGAGCAACACGCCGCGCCAGCTGCAACCAAACCGCCACCCCTTCAACGCGCTCAAACTGCCGCCGACAAGTGGCGCGACACGGGTCGAGCGCTCGCGACGGGTGCGGGCGGAATCATCGGTGGCGCATTGGCGTTGCCGGAAGCTGGCGTGGCGGCGATCCCGACGCTTGGTCTTGGCGGTATAGCAACGGAGGCTGCGGGTGTCGGTTTGGGCGCTGGCCTTGGCGGTCAGTTATATGATTGGGCCACTCAGCAATCTCGTGTTGCCCCAAGAACTACGCTTGCCGAGCAAGGCAGAAGGGCTGCGACGGACGTGGCGGAAGGCGCGGTGTCTGTGCCTGCCGGCATGGTTGCGGGCAAGGTTGTGGAACCTGTCGTCAAACCGCTGGTCAAAACCGCTGTTACTACCGGACGGACGCTCAAGCGGATCGCCGATGCAGCTACAACTCCTGCCGCCAAGGGAAGCACCGGAGTAATTGCCCGCATGGCTGACGCTGTGCACGGGCCTGATGCAGCGCACACTGAAGCGGTCAGAAAAATTGCCCACCGTTTGTCGAAGGGCGCTCACGCAACCGCTTCAGATATCCTTCAAGTGGCTCAGCGCAATCCTGACAAGCCAATCACGTTGATGGATGTCGACATTCCCGACGTGCAAAGTCTGGCTGGCAAGGTGGCCCGCTCTCCTGGCCAAGGCAAAAACATCGTCCAGAACTTTCTGGCCCAACGTGCACAGATGCAGGCCGCCCGCCTCGAACAGGATGTGGTTCGCCAGGTGCAAGGAACGTCGGCGGCTGAAACTATCGACACGTTGCAAAATGCCCGAGAACAATCGTCGCTTCCGCTTTATGAAAAGGCCCGCGCTGCCAACCCCGGCATTCGCACCCCTGTCATTGATGAAATTCTGGCAAGTCCATACGGCAAGCGAGCGCACGACACTGCCATGAATTTGGTGAATACCGACCGAGCTGGTCGCGGTTTGCCTCCCGCATACAATCGGTCTCTGGAGGCGCTGGATATGACCAAGCGCCAAATTGACGCCAAGATTGAATCCGAATTGGACAAGTCCGCCCCCAACATGAACGAGGTCCGCATCCTTACCGGGTTGAGAAATCGACTTCTGGAAGAGCTTGACGCCAATGACGCGACCGAAGGCGGATACAAATCCGCTCGCGAGGCTTGGGGTGGGCCTTCGCAATCGATCATGGCGGTCAAGGTGGGCGAGCAGGCACTGGGCAACAGCGGGCAAGTAAACGCTGCAAAAGTTGCTGGTATGAGCGAATCCGATCGGCAGTTTGCGCTGATGGGTTTGGCGAGCAAATTGCGTCAACGGTTCCTTGATTCCGCCGCGCCTAATCGCGCCAGGTGGTTGGCTCAAAATCCGTTCAAGCAGGAATCTATCCGTCCGTTTTTCATTTCGGACGCGGAATACAAAGCCTTTTTGGAATCCATCACGTCGGAAAACCAGATGCTGCTGTCTGGTCAAAGGATCACGGGCGGATCTCAAACCGCTGAACGTATGGTGGAAGAAGGTGCAGACGCTTTTGACGCGGTGAAGCACGGTGCAGCGGCGTTGGCCAAAGGTAAAACTGGCAACGCGATTGGCGCTGCCGAAAGCACCATGAATTTTCTGCGGTCTTTTGACAAAATCCGCAACCCGACGCTTGCGAAGGAAATGGCAGAAATCTTTACCGCACCGTTGAGCGAAGAAGGCTCTGTTGCCAACCAGATTCTGCGTGACGTGGTGTCTGGTCGAGATCCGGTGACGAGGCTTCAGCAGGGCTACGCTCGGCTGCGGCCCACAATGACTACGCCCACCCGTCCGTTCAATGCTTTGGCGGCGCAGCGGAATGTGATGCAACCACCACCCAATGGCCAACAATGAACCGCATAGACATCCGCTTCATCCCTGGCGAAGAACAACGCTACGATACGCTGGGTGACTGGTGGTTCGCGGACGACTGCCTGCATATCCGCTCGACGGGGGATGAACCGGAAGCCCTGCTGATCGCGCTGCATGAGCTTGTGGAGGCGTACCTCTGCAAGCGGCGGGGTGTATCCCAAGAAGCAGTGGATGCCCATGATTGGCGGTTCCAAGCCGAGCTAGAGGCCAAACTGCATCCAGATGACGCCGAGCCGGGTGATGATCCCCGCGCACCGTACCGTCGCGAGCATCGTTTCTCCATGCTCATGGAAATGCTATTAGCTCATGAGCTGGGGCTTGATGGCTACGGGATCTGCAAATGAAAGTTTTGCTTATCGATGCAGACAACATTGGCCTCGACTTCGCGGTGCGCTGCGAAGCCTATGGGCATGAGGTCCGGTGGTATCGCTACAGCAAGAAACCCACGCGCAACGGTGAAGGCTTCCCCGGCATCACCATTGTGGACGATTGGAAGCCGTCCATGTCCTGGGCAAAGAATGGCCTGATCGTCACCACGGCCAACGCCAAGTTCATGCCCGAGCTGGATCGTTACCGTGACATGGGGTTTACAATATTCTCACCAACGGTTCGGTCCTCAAAGCTAGAGATTGACCGCAAGGCTGGGCTGGATGCCATGAAGCGGGTGGGCATTGATGTCCCTGACTATCAGGTCTTCAACAGCCTCAAAGAAGCCGAGACCTTCGCCCGCAAATCGGACAAGTCTTACGTCTTCAAGACCATGGGCGACAACGAGGACAAGTCCCTGTCCTACGTCTCCACGGATCCTGCCGATCTGGTGGGCTGGCTTCAAAGGAAGCAGGCACAAGGGCTAAACCCCAAGGGCCAGGTCATGCTTCAAGAGAAGATCGACATGATTGCTGAGGTGGGGGTGAGTGGGTGGTTTGGACCGGAAGGGTTCCTGCCCAACAAGTGGCAAATCTGCTTTGAGCACAAGAAGCTGATGCCTGGGAACTTTGGCCCCAACACCGGAGAGCAAGGCACCGTCTGCCAGTATGTCGAACAAGACAAGATGGCGGATGAAATGCTGATGCCTATGGAAGCCGAGCTTCTGAAGGCTGGCCATCGGGGCGACTTTGCCATCGGCTGTGGGATCGACTCCAAGGGCAAGGCTTGGCCGTTTGAGTTCACGTGCCGGCTGGGCTGGCCTGCGTTCTTCATCCAGTGCGCGTCTCACCCCTGCGACCCTGCCCAGTGGATGTATGACCTTCTGAGGGGGGAGGACAGCCTTAAGGTCTCCCGCGATGTTTCCATGGGTGTTGTGCTGGCGCAGCCTCGTTATCCTTACGGTGACGCTGAACCCAAGGAAGTTGAGGGGAATCCGATTGCTGGTGCGGACGAGATGTGGGACCAAGTACACCCGGTGGATATGATGATCGGGAAGGGACCGGCCATGCAGGATGGCAAGGTCGTTGAGAAGCCGATTTATCAAACCAGCGGCGAATATGTTATGGTGGTGACCGGACTTGGGAAGACGGTTTCCAAGGCGAAAGACAAGGTCTATGGCGCCGTGGACAAGATCAAGTTCTCCAACATGATCGTCCGCAACGATGTCGGAGACGGTGTCATCAAGAAGCTGCCTGAGCTGCACAAGTTCGGCTATGCGATGGATATGCAGCCATGACCGCGCCCAAACTGACGAGCTACAACACAGGCACCCCGGCTACCGCCATCACTGGCGATCAGCTCAACACGTTCATTCAGTCTTGCGACAATATGGCGCAGCTGCGGGCTTTTCCTGCTGCGCCTGGACAAATGGTTTATGTGCGGGGGTTCTCCACCATCAATGATGGCGGGCAAGGCTTTTTCTATTATGCGCTGGGATCCGCAACGGATGACGGCGGCGTCAGTACGGTAGTCCCTGCGACCTATCCCCCTGCGTATTGGTATCGGTCTTCTGGCCTTAACACCATCAGCCAGAACTACGTTCGCAACACGGCGGTTGGCCAGACCACTATCACCGCCAATTACACGCCTGGTTATGTGCTGGTTTATCTCAACGGCGTCCTGCTGGCGCCGAGCGACTACACCGCGACCAATGGCACGACCATCACGCTGTCCGTTGCCGCTGGATCGGGCGACACGCTGGACGTTTTCAGCCTTTCTACCATTTCAATCTACAACGCAGCCACGACTTCTCTAAGCAATGTAGCTAGCGTCAGCCTTGGCAATTATGCAAATGATGCTGCCGCACAAGCCGCGGGTGTACAGGTTGGCCAACTTTACAGAAATGGGTCTGTCGTACAGGTTAGGGTAAATTGATGTCTATTCCTCGCAATTTGGCCCTGTTTGCTGAAAATATCACTTCCTCTGGTGTGCTAAATACATCAGGCGGCGGGACTGGTACGACTACCCTTACCGGAACCGGCAATCTTGTGTTGTCCAATAATCCCACCTTATCTTCGCCCACGCTGACGACACCAAGCATTACAAGCCCAACGGTATCCAATGGCACATTCACAAGCCCCACGTTTGTGACGCCAGCTTTAGGAACCCCTACGTCTGGCATTGCTACCAATCTAACTGGATTGCCCTTGACGACTGGCGTTACCGGAACGCTACCCATCGCCAATGGCGGCACCGGCGCGACTAGCGCGTCTGCGGCTTTAACGGCCATGTCTTATTTGGCGTCTAGTACTGGCGCAACAAGCAGAACGGCAACTGCTAAATTGAGTGATTGGGTCAGTGTCCTAGATTACGGAGCGGACCCAAGCGGCACCGCAGATTCTTCAACGGCATTTCAAAACGCAATCAATTCTGCGGTTGCGGGAGATGGCGCAATTCAAGTCATGGTTCCCCCTGGACAATATAAAATCACGGGTTTGACGTGGTCGAGTTCATATCAACTTGTGTTGCAGGGCATTGGTCGTCCCCGTCTAATATTAAACAGCACTTCGGGAACAATATTGACCAGCTCTGGAGCTGGTGGGTGTTTTATTAAAGATATGGACGTCATTGCGCCAAGCGCAGGTTACGCTACATCAAATTATTTTTTTATTTTTGCTGGCGGTCCTTGCGATCTGGAAAATATCTTTTTTTTAAACGGTTACAGTTTGGCGGTTTGGGGAGCCGGGTGCGCGAGTTGCGGAGCGAGAAATATCCGTGCGGCGGCTATGTCAAATTCGGGATTTACCGTCGATGTGTCTCAATCTTCCGGCGGTCAACAATATGGCATCATTACTTTTGAAAAATTGGCGTTCCAAGGAACCTCGTCAAACAACGGGATCGGTTTGAATTTTATATCTGGAGACACCATTACCGTAAGCGATGCCAATATCGCCGGATTTTATTTGCCAATTCAAGTTGCTCCAGTTGCGGGCCATTCTTATTTGGCCAATTTGTTTTTTGAAAATGTTTTGGCTGACGGTGCGGGCGGTCCCGCATCAACGCAGCCTGGTTGGATTTTTGATGGAACAAACAATTTTTTGGCCAGGATTAGCTTAAGCAATTGTTGGTCATCGTCTATGGCAAACGTGGGCGTTTACATCAAAAATGCCAAATCTCTTTTGTTGAATAACGTTACTGTTTTGCAAAATGCAACTCATGGAATATTTCTTGACACCGGCACAAGAGAAATCCGCATAAACAACTGTATTGTTTCTGGAAATTCGAACGCATCTTCGGGAACATCAAGCGGTATTGTTGTCGCGTCAAATGTAAACAATTTGACAGTAACAAACACACGCAGCGGGCCAACATACAACGGCACTTCAAGCGCAACATTTGCAAACACACAAAGCTATGGACTGGTTTTTGTTGATGCAACGTGCACAAATTACATCATCGCAAACAATGATTTTAGTGGAAACGTAAACGGTCGGTTGCAACCAAGCAGCGGAAGTGGCGGTGGCACTTCTGGAACGACTTATTTCATTTCCAATAATATCGTAACGTCAACTTACATAACGTAAGGCAAGCCATGTCCGTTTCCCTGCTCCCCAGCATCATCCCTGAGTTCCTGATCCAGGGCGTCCCGGCCTCTGGGGGGCTGCTGTATACCTATGCAGCGGGGACCACGACCAAGCTTGCGACCTATACGGATTCCACGGGGTCCACTCCCCAAACAAACCCCATTGTGCTGAATGCCCGAGGTGAGCCGCAGAACACGCTGGGCAATTCGGTGGGCCTGTGGCTGACCAACTCCACGGCTTACAAGTTTGTGCTATCGCCCTCGACGGATACCGACCCGCCCACGAATGCGATCTGGACCATTGACAACATCACCGCCGGACAGCTCACCGGCACCAGCTACACGGCCTCTGGAACCAACGCCATTGCGCTGACGCCCACCAACAACACGCCCACGCCCGTCGCCTATGCAAACTACAACACATATGTGTTCGCCGCCCCCGCCACCTCCACTGGGCCGGTGACCATCCAGGTGGGATCGCTTGGGTATCTGAATGCCTACATCAACGGTGTCCAGGCAACGACGGGCCAGATTCAGTCCGGTGAGGTGGTCATCGCGGTTTATAACAGCGCACTCAACTCGGGCGCTGGTGGCTTTGCGCTCTATCTGTCGGTCAACCCGCAGCAGCTTCTGTATGGTGCCGATACCGGCTCCGCGAACGCTTACGTGGTCAACCCGACCAATGTGCTTTCCGCGCTCACCACTGGGCAGATCATCACTTTTATCGCAACCAATGCCAACACCACGGCGTCCACGCTGAACGTGTCGGGCCTCGGGGCGAAAGCAATTGTTAACCAAGCTGGCGCGGCTCTGATTGCCAACCAGATCTTGGCCGGCAGCACGTGCATCTGTGTCTACAACGGCACCAGCTGGGTGATGTCCAACACGGGATCCACCGGCTATCTGAATGCTCCAACGGTCACCAATGGTCTCACCGTGGACAGCTTTGCGGGTGCTGGTCTCGCTACTAATGCCCAAGCCAAGGCTTCTTCCGGTAGTGTGGTGCTGACGCCGTCCTCCATTGCGGGCAACGTCACAACCGGCGCTAACGGATCGATTGCGCTTCCTGGCGGCTACATTGAAAAGTGGACCGCAATATCGGGGACGATCAACACAAACAGCAGTTACACGTGGCCGGTTGCATTTCCGACGGCAGTGGACAACGTGCAGATTTCATTTACTGCGGCGTCAGTGTTTTCTCCCAGCCTGAACTACATCATCACGATCAATTCGGCCTCAACCAATGCGTCAACGGTCGCGTGGTTATGGCAAACCAGCAACGGTGGTACAAACGGTTCTGGATCGTCCACTACCATATACATCCGCGCTTTGGGGCATTGATCATGACCGACTGGCAAGCAGCATTTGACGGCGCAGTGGCCCTGGTCTTTACCGGGATCGGTTGGTTTCTCGCCACGCTCTATCGGGACATGCGGTCTCTGGAACAGAACCTCACCGATCTGGTGCAGGAACTCCCAAACACATACGCTAGACGGGATGACCTCAAGGACCTGATCTCCGAAGTCCGCGCCACGCTGCGTAGGATTGAGGACAAGCTCGACGGGAAGATGGACAAGTGACGACGCCGTTCCTCGCTGACGACATCGAGAACGAGGAGGGCCGGTTCCTGCACGCTTATCCCGATCCGCTGACGCATGCGGCGCCGTGGACGGTGGGTGTAGGTTTTACAGGGCCTGAGATCGGACCCAACACGATTATGACCGACGCACAAGTGGATGCTGAACTAGACCACCGGGTCGAGATGATCTGCGGCGAGCTGGATGCGAAGATCCCTTGGTGGCGTGACCTGTCTGATGTTCGCCAGGATGTGGTGGTCCAGATGGCCTACCAACTCGGGATCGGGGGGCTGCTGACCTTCACCCAGACGCTGGCTTGCCTCAAGGGCGCGGACTGGTCTGGAGCGGCGGCGCATATGCTGGACTCTCGTGCAGCATGTCAGACGCCTGCCCGGTGGAAACGCCAAGCTCGGCAGATGCTGCTGAACGAACGGGTGTGGTTGTAAATCAAGGGGTTGCGTGATATATCGCGCGTGAGAGGTGCATCATGCTTCAAGAGATGATTGACGCCGTTATTCGCCACGCCTTGACGGGCTTTGCTGGCGTACTCGTAGCCCATGGATATGCAACCAATGACCAGGCGCAGGCCGTGGTGGGTGGTGTCATGGCGCTGATCGGGATCTACCTGTCGTACAAACACAAGCAAGCCATGCTGAAGGGTCACTGATGTCGCTCACCTCGCAACTGCTCAAGAACCAGATCACCGTTGAGGACTTCGCCGT